CATGCTGGGGCTTGTACCCAACGCCTTCTCGTCGTAGGGCCTGATCTCATGTCTGCGTACGGGGTGTTGATCCCTTCTTGTTGTCAGCGCAATTCCTAGGCTACGACTTCTGTATTTACAGCGGCGGCTTGCTCGGCAGAGCAATAACTTTTAAGGTTAAAACTCTGCCGACGATCTATAGATTATTAAAGGACAAAGCCGCATATGGATAAGGCTGGCTGTGGGTCAAGACGATTCTCAACTCGATATATGTATTGTACCATAATTACCTATGTATGTCAAGTGTTTTTATATATTCTGAGGGGGCACGTTGGCCCCCGTTTTTGCTCAATCTCCTGCGATTTCTTTGATGATTTCGGGTGTCATCCCATGGAACTCGGCCAGCTTGGTCAGGTCGCTGCCCTTCTCAACGAAGGCTTTGATGCGCTCGTTTCTGGCACTGTGGTCAGTGCGCAGGTATTCCCTGATGGCGTGGTACACGGCTTTGTCCATGCTCCCTGCCTTGGCAATGAGTTGGTCAGCTACGTCAAGTGGAAACTCCATGGTCACGGTGTGCTTAGGTTGCAAAATGGGTGGGTTGGCGTCTCGCGTCATAGTAATGGCCTCCTTGGCTTAGAACCCGAACTCTGGGTCGAACACGTTGCGCTCGATGGCAGTGCGGTTGTCTTCCGGCTCGGCTCGCTTGGCCTTGAGTGCCTCCAGTGCTGGCATCACATAACGTGGCTTGGCTGGCTCCTTGGGTTCCTCTGGTTGTGGGGCCTGTTCCGTGGTCTCGGAAGTTTTAACCTTAAAAGTCTGCTCGCTGGCTACGGGCTGTTCTGGTGTCTCGACTGCGGGGAGCACACGCGTTGGCAGTGGCTGTGCCGCTTCGGACTGCGACACAAGGTAGTCAACCACACTGCGGGAGATGTTCAGCGATGTGGCAATAGCCAAACGGCCTTCACCCTCTGCCACACGGCGCAAGATCTCCGTGTTGCGCTTGAGCAGTTCTTCACGTGGATTGATACCACGCATGGCGCGTTGCTGGGCCATGATCTGCCCGACGCGAACCAAAGACACGCCGAACGCGGCGGCTACCTCTGCATAGGTCTTCCCGTTGGTGACTTGGTTGTAGATGGCAATGTCCCGCGCCTCGTTGATCTTGGGGCGACCGATGGCGCCCGAGCCGGGTTTACCTGCGGTGATGGCAGTTTCCAGTGCGTTGACAGCCTCGCGCATTGCCTTGTATGGGGACATTTCCCGCTGTTTAGCGAGGGCTTGGAGCTTATTATATGCAGGGATTCCCATGCCGTGGAGCAGTCGCAGGCCAGCAAGTGTGGCCTCTTCGAGCGTTCCTTCAAAGGTTTCGGCCATCTTCTGGGCGACAGCCACTGGTATTTCAATGGTGATGGGGCGCATTTGGGGGGTTTCGAGGGCTTGGTTTGTCATAGTAATCCTATAAAGGTTGAGGAGTTGATGGGGTTTGGAGTGTAGCATACCTAGTAGAACGGTGGGAATCTTTTAACCTTAAAACTATTAGGGTGATACAGTTATACGTGTCATGTAACAGAAGGGGATTTTCGTGTAACTTTAAGCACGTTGTATCTAAGCAATCGCTGGAGGCCTTGCGGGGCCTAGGGTGTGGGGGAAATGTTGAGGGTTATGGTTAGGCCGTACGAATGTAACGGGGGCCAAAAAGCCTGCCAGAGCCCCCGGGCCCGGATAAACTTTTAAGATTAAAAGAATGCAAGACAGCAACCACATCTCCGGCCAGCCGCTCACCCCTGAAAGCCTGTTACAGCGTTACTTACTTACTAATAATAATAATAATATATCTCTATCTCTCTCTCTCCTCCTTGTTTTTGCTCTTTTTGAATACCCCTGCATTACTAATCATCGATATATTATTAGCTTTCCTGAGTAACGGCAGTTTTGTAACGCGGTCAAGCAGTTTTGTTACGCGGTACGCATAACCTTAACAGAATAACTTTTAACCTTAAAACTCTGGCCGCCCCGCGCCGCCCCCTGCCAGTCTCGCTCTCCCTCACGCACGTGCGCTCTCGCGCTCACTCGCTCTCGCTCTCCCACACGGTCGTACTACTATGACGTTTTGCCCGTAGGCAAAACGCTGGGCGAAAAAAAGCCCGGCCGGAGCCGGGCTGGGTGGCAAGGGCCGGAGCCCTTGGGTTTACTTGCTGAGGACGGTCTCCTTGAAGTCGGGCCACGTGTCGGTTATCAGGTCAACCAAGTCGGCCGCGAAAATCGATTGGTTCAAGATGCGGGCCTGAGCAAGCGCCTTGCTGAGGGTTTTGTGCAGTGCGGGAATGTCGGTGGTTTCCACTTTGCCCGATGCCTTGGTGTCAGCCTTGGTGTCAGCCGCTTGCTTTTCGGCGGTCTTTTTGTTGGCCAAGTCGGCTGACCAAGGTTGGCCGGTCTCAAATGCAATCCAAAAGCAAGTCTGATACGTGGCGGCCGTTGCCTTGGTCAGATAACCCGATTCCACGGCTTTATCAAACATGGATTTGACCTGAGCGCGGGCGGGGTTGGTGGCCGCGTTGCCCTTCATGAACAATGGTTTGGGTTGATCGCACGCCACGATCATGGCATCCAAAACCATGTTGAACGCCTTGGATTGATCGGCCGCAATGGCGGCTTTTACCTTGGTCAGTTTGGCATCGGCGTTGCCGATGGTTTTGAGAGCGCCAGCAATGATGGCGGGGGAAACAACGGGGGCGAAAGAAGCAGACATTTTGATTTCCTTTAAGGTTGCGTCGGTCTGAATTAACCGACAACTGAATTACACCACATCCAATAGGTAATGTCAACCCCAATTACCTATGTTATAACCTTAAAAGTCTGGGGGCCGAACCCCACCGCACCCCGTCCCCCCAAACCTATTCTGGGACTCCGCCCGTCCGCTTACGCTGAGTGCGACATCCTCCACCACCCCTAAAAATCCAACGTATATATAACTAACCCTCATGTTAAAAAAAATCCAAAAATCTGTACATGAGACCCCACCCCCCTTTCTACAGAAAGGCCCCCGGTGCAAAAATAAAAGGGCATTGCAAAAAATTACAAAACTGCAGTACACTGCGGCCAACGAAACAAGGCTGCTACTCCGCCATGTACCAAACCACAATCGACTACGACGTCCCGCTCGCGGACTTCGCCCCCACCTTCGAGTCCTTAGAGACCAGAGTGGCTGCTGCCATGTCAGCACTTGTCGATGCAGATGGCCTGCCAGACCCCAGCCAGATCAACGAAGACGACAAAGATTTGGCCCGTGCCATCTTTTCAGGCCAGCAACTGGCCTCGGATCAGGATCTATCCTCCCCGCCGGTGGTCGTATACCTGCAATCCCTGCTCAACGAGTACGACAGCATCGTCATCAAGTCGGCTGCGCAGCTGCGGACGTACGTAACCAACAAGCTTTTGGCTGAAACTGCCAACCCAGACCCCCGCATCCGCCTGAAATCGCTGGAATTGCTGGGCAAAGTCTCGGATGTGGGCTTGTTCACGGACAAAACCGAGATCACGATGCGCCACAAACCCACTGAAGAGCTCGAGCAGCTGCTGCGTGAGCGCCTGACCAAGGTCATTGAGGGCGAAGTTACCCCATCCGTGCGGCCAGAGCCCCTGCCAATCTCCGTTGACGACGTGGAATCCAAGTAAATATGCAGCTGACACCAGAAATTGTCGAAAAAGTGCTGAAAAACCTGCCTCACAACGAGGCTGCGGAGCTTTTGGCCATGTTTGACGAGCTGGAAGAGCGAAAACTGGTGCAGGCGGCGCAAGATGACTTCCTTGCGTTCATCGCGGCCGTCGATCGGAGCTATAAATTCGGTGCCCACCTCAAAAGGCTGGGCAACCTCCTCATGGATGTGGAGCAGAACATCAAAAACCGGATCGCCGTGAGCATGGCGCCCCGTATGGGCAAGTCCCAGATGATCTCGATCTACTACCCCGCTTGGTACCTCGGCCGGCACCCGGACCACAAGGTGATCGTGGCGTCACACACTGCTGATCTGGCAGTTGTCATGGCGCGCAAAGTGCGAAACCTGATCCAGTCCGCGGAATACGCCCGAATTTTCCCAAACACCAAGATCGCCTCAGACGCTAAGGCGGCCGCCCAGTGGAACACCACTGCGGGCGGTGAGTATTTTGCGATCGGTGTGGGCGGCGCGTTGGCCGGCCGGGGTGCCCACCTCATCATTGCGGACGATCCGCTGTCCGAACAGGACATCAAGGCGGGAAACACCAATTCTCTGGACACTGCCTACGAATGGTTCAGTGCGGGTCTGCGAACTCGTCTGATGCCGCAGGGCAAGATCTGCGTGCTGCACACCCGGTGGCACCAGCGGGACTTGATCGGCCGGCTGCTCAAAGACTCTGCCATGAACGAGGGCGGGGACAATTACGAGGCGTTCGAGTTCCCGGCTATCCTGAACGAAGGCACGGATGAGGAGAAATCCATCTGGCCAGAGCAGTGGACGCTGGAGTCGCTCCAGCAGACGCGTGCCTCCATGCACCACATCATGTGGCAGTGGTATGCCCAGTACCAGCAGAACCCAACGGCTGCCGAGGCTGCGATCATCAAGCGCGACTGGATCAGGTACTGGAAAAAAGACAGCCC